TAGCGATCACCGTAGAAAATATGATGGACAAGTTTTAATTTCTTGGGCGATTAGCGCAGCGGTAGCGCAGCTGCTTTACACGCAGTTGGTCATTGGTTCGAATCCGATATTGCCCACTTATAAATACTTTTAAAAAGAAGTATAATGGAATCTCTATATAAACTTCTGAGCGATACGCAAGCATCGCTCTTTTTACTCTTCCAGAAAACCTGGGTTTACCACTGGCACGTTGTTGGTGAAGACTTCAAACAAATTCACGATTTGTTTGGAGAGCAGTATCTTACAATTCAAGAAGAGATTGATAGACTCTCTGAGCACATGAGATTCTTAGGTATTAAACCTATCAGTTCTCTTTCAAGAGTATTAGAAGTTTCTGGAGTTTCGGAAGCAAAGACAAATATTTCTTCAATGGAAATGATTCGTGATCTCCTTGAGGATCATAAGAAGATTATTAGTATGCTTGATGCTGCTGCGGTAGAAGCAGATAATCAAAAGTCAAGAGGAACTGTTAATCTACTTGATGATCTAAACGAAGCACACGGAAAGTTTGTTTGGATGTTGAGATCATTTACTGAATAATTATTAATAAAAAATGGAAAACATTAAAATAAGATGCCGTTCCTGTGGTAAGGAGTTAGAGGGGCATCAGAATAAAACGGTGACATGTGGTTGTCCAAACATGGCAACCATTCGTGGTGATAAGGTTTCGGCAGTTGACTTATCACAGGTTGTTATGCTGAATTCTTATCAGTCTAAAAATAAAAAGAACATCCTATCACAAGAAGATATTATGTGGCAGGAAGAAAGACGCCAAAGAAAAGTTAGAAGACTTGATTTTGAAATCAGATAGGTTTTAATACGCAGTTCTCATCGTAGCGAGCATATTGAAATCCATCTTCATATAATTCTCCAAATCCAAATTTGCGGGCAACTAGTGCTCTTTGCCTTTTACCGATGGTAAGTGAAGACTCATTAAACCCATCGTTGAGTTTTGGACCATGAGGTTTTGCTGCCAGAATATCTCCTGGTCTTGGTTTAATTTTTACAATACCATCTTGTAGATTTTCATAGGTATACTTTATGAACTCATAGAAGATTTTTTTTCTTTCTTCTAGGGAAAACTCACTCGGTTGTTTTGTATACTTTACTTCATATCCAACTTCTGCCAATCTACCTTTCTCATGGAATTGGATTCTTTCGGCAAGCACTTTGATTTTATCTTTTAGATATGGAGAATCGTGGTGATCTAAAAATTCCAAGTATAAGTAACTCTTCTTGGTCTGGTATAATATGACAAATGTATAGATTGCCATCGCACCATCTTCACAGTTAAAATTAACTTGTTGATATCTTTTGTTTTCTTTTGGATAGACTGGAGACCTATCACGATGTCCAAGTTTTTTGAGGAGTCTTTCAAACTCAACTCTTTTTGTTGATGGGGTGATAAGCACTTGACGAAAATGAATAGATAGTGTATATTATATCATATGGAGAGATGACTGAGCGGTTGAAAGTGGACGCCTTGAAAGCGTTTGAGGTTAGTAGCCTCCGGGGGTTCGAATCCCTCTCTCTCTGCTTCTTATAAATACTCAAAAAGTCTCTGTGACTTATGGGTATTCAAATAAACGGACAAACTGATACTATTACAGCGACTGATGGAAGTCTGACTGTTTCTGGTGCTGATATTGGAAGTGCTTCTGCGAGTAGTCTGAATATTAGCGGCATTGTGACTGCTACTGGTGGTGTTGTAGTCGCTGCCGGAACCACAGCAGCACCATCCATAAGTCCAACTGGGGACTCTAATACTGGTATTTTCTTTCCGAGTGCTGATACCATTGCGTTTGGTGAAGGTGGTGCTGAGGCATTAAGGATTGATAGTAGTGGTAATATTGGAGTGGGAACAAACGGTCCTGTAGCAACTCTTGATGTTATAACAAATTCAACTACCGAAGGATTGAGAGTTAGAGGTAGATTATCGGATAATATTGGTTCTATTTACTTTTATAATAATTCAGCATCTACATCACAAGGATATATACAATCTAGAACAACGGATTTAAGGATTGATACTGACTCAAGTAAACCATTAATTTTTTATACGGGAGGTTCTGAACGAGTAAGAGTAAGTGCTGCTGGTGCTGTCCAAATTGCCAATGGAAACCTTATATTTTCAACAGCAGGAACTGGTATAGACTTCTCTGCGACCGCCAATGGATCAGGCACAATGACCAGTGAGTTGTTGAGCGATTATGAAGAAGGAACTTGGACTCCTAGTTATTCGTCTGCATTTACGGGAACTTATACCGCCAATGGGCAAATTGGTCGTTATGTAAAAGTAGGAAAATTAGTCACGGCATATTTCTTTATTCAGGTATCAACGGTTTCCGGCAGTGGAAACATAGCCCTCACAGGTCTTCCATATGCGACACCAAGTGCAACAAATTACAATCCAGGTGCGGTAATCCACCTAACTGCAAATTGGATAACAAATCATCCATTTAGCGTGGATGCAGATGGTGCGGGAACGGCACAGTACAACATTAAATATAGATCTTCTTCAAATGGGAACACCGATTCAAATATAGCAGTTAGCAATTTAGCAACAAATGCTTATATGCGAGCCACTATTGTTTACGAAGCTGCATAGACCGCAACCGTCTCAAAACTACTGCCTAAACCTGTCGAATCTGGAGGATTCCCCTAATGGCTTCATTTACCGAAAGACACGAGCATCAACTAGAAATCATCCCACCATTCTCCATCATCCAGTGTCGCCGTGCTGATATTGTAGAAAAAGACGGAGTAGAAGTCGGCAGAACTTACCATAGACATTGCCGCACACCAGGAGAGGACGTATCAGACGACTGTGAAGAACTCCAAGCCTGTGCTGCTGCCTTATGGACACCAGAAGTCATTGCTGCTTATCAGGCACATTTAGAATCGCAGAGAATTTAACATTTCCTTAATCACTATCATCAAACCAACACAAACTTGACGGTTTAGAAATACTCATTAGCATAACTAGTAGTATTCAACTTAAAACCTATGGATCAGCACACCTACGAGAACTGGGTGAAGATCAAGGCAACATTTGAAGCTTCTGGGAACACAGACAATATGTTCTATAAGAGAGCAGTTGAAATCGTAAAGACCAGAAGAGACCCTCTGGCAAAGTTTCTTGGAGACGAGAAATGATGGAACCTTTTGATGAAGATTATTTGACTCGCACCGAAGTTCAGGAGTTAATTGATGCCGCAATACGACGACACAACCGTAATGCTAGTATCATTAGTATGTGCGTCGGTTGGGTGGTTCTTGCTTTATTTGCTGAAGGACTTTTAAGACTCATAGGCGTCATTCCACCATTACTGCCATGGCTTCACATTACCCTGAAATAATAGGCATAGTCCTATTACTGGTGTTTGCCGCCACAATGTTTTATCAAGGCACAATGATAATGAGAGGGCAGCGTGGTTATAGACACTGTGAGCGTGAGAATAAACAAATGCTTGATATGAGACGGCGTATAGAGGAGTTAATGAAAGAAAATGTCAACTGAAGAATGGTTTATCTTCATTGATTTTTTCTCACATATGCTCTATATGTTTGTAGCATTTATGTGTGGACTTATTATTGGATACCTAATTGGTTTTAGAAACGGAGGAGGAATGTAATGTCTCATTTACTAGGAAGATTTTTGATTGTATTAGCAATCCCATTTGTTTTAACAACACTTTATTTCGGTTCAAAGAAAGGAGGATACTATGACTCCAAAGATTATAAGGGAAATGGAACCGCACACTAGGCAGCGGTATCAATTTGCTACTTCTGCGTTTGTAAGAATGTGGGGACGCAATTCAATGAATGATTATCGTATCGTTGATTTTTGTGTAGAATGGGCATACAGAGAAGAGAAAGCACCTTTGAGTTGTCTTAACGAAGTAGACCAATACTTTTACTACGAGTTCAAGACTTGGAGAGGGTATTGATGGGATCACAATTCTTAATTCTTGCGTTCTTCATAGCATTTGGGTTTTTCTTGTTCTTTATGTCTATAATTTAATGGGACACTTCGCAGCAACAGCACTCAACAATCAAGTAGTATTAGGCATTATGTGTTATGCCTTGATTGTTGTGCCCATTATGGGTATGTGGGCAGTCCACAAATATAACTGGCAGCACTGGGCTCCATTTGACAAGGAGCACAAGAAGTAGTATAATTACTTCTGTTGAGAGGCAAGACCACTCAACGCAACGGGCATTAGCGCAGTTTGGTAGCGCGTTCCGTTTGGGGCGGAAAGGCCAGAGGTTCAAATCCTCTATGCCCGATCGCCAGTTTCCTGACTGGCACACTTGACTACATAAAGTCAAACACTTATAATATTCAGGTATTCAAACACAACAATGTCTCTGATTCAAAAGTTCAAAAAGGATGTTAGCACTCTTCAACTTGCTGCTAACGGGGAAATCTACCTTGATGTAAAGAATCCGAAACTTTATAAAAAGGTCCGTCGCTTCTACGAAAATGAGGGCGTCGTATTTTCTGGTGACCCCCTTGACGACTACGAAATGCTTATGGAGTATATCGACCAAGATCTTCAGTCTATTGAGGTTGGTTGATGAAAGTCGTTAGGAAACCAACCGTTCTGCTTGAGCGTTTCCCTTATCGGTATGTTCAAGTCGGCACTCTTGAAATCAACGGCAAACCTGATTGCCGTATTCAAAAAGTAGACGCATATACTGGGCGTTATCGTGACATGTACCTTTGCGATAATGAAATGCAACTCATTACTGCTATGGAAGACCACGACTATACCTGCTGGTTAGACCCCGATATGGTGCCTGCTTATGTGAAAGACGACGACGAAGACACGGAGAGTCTTTAAAAGCACTGGTCGGGAGCAAACCCCTTATGTCAAAGTCTAATGTATTCAGGTACATTGGTAATATCCTCCTCCTATCAGGTTACTTTTTCTTGTTATGGGGAGATATGAAAATCGGTTTATTTGTGAAGTGTATTGGGAATGTCTTTATCGTTCCCTTTGCCATCAAATATAAGTTTTGGGACATTCTTTTCTTATGTGGTTTTTATGCCGCTATTGAGATACCAAAACTAATTCAACTTTTCCTAGTTAAGGCAAACTAGGTGGTGGAGTCAATCCCCTTATGCCCGTGATGGAGACACGATAAAAACCCTGGTGCGGATGGGATAACTCCCGCCCTGTTTCTTGCTTCAGGTCAAAGAGCAAGTGGCGAGCCTGCATAATACTGAGCAAGAGAGGTTGCATAAACCTCTCTTTTTTTGTATAATAATAAAAAATACTTTCTATGAACGCAATAGGAACCAATCTCAAAGATGCCTATCTCATCACAAATAATAAGTTTGAGGATGAGCGCGGATTCTTCATGGAGTCTTTTAACCTCAAAGAGTTTAGAAAGATTGTTGGATATGATGTTGATTTTGTCCAGGACAATCACTCCAAATCTTCGAAAGGTGTACTAAGAGGACTGCACTATCAAATTGAAAATCCACAAGGTAAATTAGTACGTTGCATATCTGGTGCGGTCTTTGATGTAATTGTAGACCTTAGAAAATCATCACCCACATTTGGAAAGTGGTATGGTGTTGAATTGAGTAGAAATAATATCCAACTTTGGGTGCCATCTGGATTTGCTCATGGATTTTATACATTGACAGAAACTGCAGAGTTTGTTTATAAGACCACGGATTATTATTACCCAGAACATGAAAGATCTTTGTTGTGGAACGATGTAGATTTGGATATTGATTGGCAAACTACAGTAGGACCTATTCTTTCTAAAAAAGACTTAGCAGCAAAAACATTTATTGAATGTGAAAAATATGCCTGATAAAATTTCTGTATATGGTGGAACTGGATTTGTTGGTGGTATTTTTTGTCAAACTTATCCGGAAGAAACTATTATTATTCCCAGAGAAGAGCGTGAACCACAATCAAAAAATATTCTTTATTTTCTAAGTACAACAAGTAACTATAATGTTTTCCAAGATCTTCATGTAGATATCAATACCAACCTCAATATTCTCATGGATGTCCTTGAGTATTGTAAGGATAATGATGCCATCTTTAATTACATGAGTACTGGTTTTGTGTACGGAAATGATGTTATCAATGCTAAAGAAACAGATCATTGTGATCCAAGAGGTTTTTATTCAATTACAAAAAGAACTGCCGAACAATTGCTAGTTTCTTTTTGCGAAACTTTTGGAGTAAAATATAGAATTCTTCGTTCCACTAACATCTATGGACATGACAAAGCAAAATCATGTAAAAAAAATGTTCTTGGACATATGGTAAATCTTCTTAAATCAAATGAAGAAGTGATATTATATGATAATGGAAAGTATTATAAGGACTATATGCATGTAGAAGATGTTGCCAAAGCAATTAAATTTGTCCTTGATAAAGGCGAAGTGAATACAATTTATAATATTGGAACAGGTCATACTCGTCTTTATAGGGAAATTATTCACATGGCAAAAGATCTTCTATCAAGTGAAAGTAAAATTATTCCTGTAGATACACCAGATTTCTATAAAAAAGTTCAGGCAAAGAACTTTACACTTAATGTTGATAAACTTTATTCTCTAGGATTTCGGCATACCATCTCCGTTGAAGATGGTCTAAGATGCTTGTGTTTTGATATCCCGTCTGTTATAATATAAAAAAATGTCCTCCCATATGAAAAATTTAGCACTTGGGTTTTGTTCAATTCGCCCAGTACAACTTCCAGAAGAAGCTTGTGATGCTAGAGAAGAAGAGTATCTAATTTGTCTGAAACAACTTAAGAGAGTTCTCCCAGATTACTTTGATCTTTTGATCTGTGAAAACACCATTGATGAATTGGGACAGATTAAAAATGAAGAACTGAGAGCACTTCTGTCTGAGTCCGAAGTATGTGCAACTGGAAGTGCTGGAAATATTGGTACAGTTAATAAGGGTATGGGAGAACTTCTTATGCTCAAAAGTGCCCTTGATGAAACTGACCTAGATAATTATAAGAATGTTTCTTATATTACGGCAAGACGTTTTTACACTTGCCCATATGTCTTTGAAAGAACAGATAGTTTAGGAAAGCAAGCATTACTATCAAATCCAGACTTCGCTTATATTAATGGGAAATTCCACGAGAGTTGTAAGGAAGGACTTTATAATGATATGTTTTTCTCAATGAATTCTTCTGTTATGGTTGATTATGCTAACTATGCGATGAAGTACATTCAAGACAACCCAGCTCAAACACTTGGGTCTGAACAACTACTTTATAATTTTGTCACTGAGAATAAAATTGAATATGAGTGGTTGACTTGGTTGGGTATTATTCGCAATGATTGGTTAACCATGATCCACAATAAATGGGAGGGATCTAAAACAATCCTTGATGTTGAAAACTTCCACGTTAATTGATTACTAACATAAACTTATTCTAAATTACAACAATGAAAATCCGCGATACTATGCTTCCTGTTCTTCGCCCTGTTGGTGGTGAAGAAGAACTTAATTCTCTACGTGAATCCCTTGAGAGTGGATGGTGGGGTAAGGGACCTAAGGTTGCCGAGTTTGAAAAGAAGTTTGCTGAGATGGTCGGTGCTAAGTATGCTGTCGCAGTGAATAGTGCCACCAGTGGACAAGATCTGGTATTTAAGGCACTGGGAATTAAAGATTGTGATATCATCAACCCCACAATCTCTTTCATGACAACCGCTGTTGTTCCCCTGTGGAATAACTGCACTTCTAACATCGTTGATGTTTTGGAAGATACGATGTGCCTGGACCCTGAAGATGTTCGAAAACACCTAAAACCAAATACCAATGCCATCATTGCCGTTAATCAGGCAGGTGTTGCTGCTCCTATTGATGAGATTCGTAAGTTCTATGATGGTTTCATCATGGAAGATTGTGCTCATAGTTGCTATACTCCTGGTGCTGGAACCAAAGGTGATGTTGCCGTGTGGTCTTTCCAGGCAGTGAAAACAATGCCTTGCGGTGATGGTGGAATGATCACCACTAATGATAAGGAATTGTATGAGAAACTGATTCCTTTGACCTGGTTGGGCATCACTAGTACCTATTCTCGTGTTCGTAAGGATGATGGTCTGACTGGAAAACCTGGTTACTCCTGGGATTATGAAGTTGATGTTCTTGGATACAAGTGCTACATGATCGACCTTCAGGCAGCAATCTGTCTGGAACAAATGAAGAAACTTCCTAAGAACCTTGAATGGCGTCGCCATATTCAAAAGTGCTATAACGAAGGTCTTGATGGTTTGATTCGCACTCCTGTTTGGTCTGAGACCGTTCAGTATTACTGTGCTCGTGTTCCTGCTGCTGAGCGTGGTGATATGATTGATTATCTTGCAGACAAAAAGATTCACACCAGTGTTCACTTCAAACCACTTCATAAGTATGAAATTGTGAAGCAGAACCGTGAGTATCCTGTTGCTGACCGTGAATGGCGTAAACTTCTCAGTCTTCCTTGCCATCCTGGTATGACCCAAGAAGATATTGATTATGTGATCTACTGGGTTAAGGAATTCTATGGTGAGCGTGGCATTACTTCTTACAATGGTAAGAGTGCAGTTTATCACGGCACCATTGTAACGGAGGACTGATATGTATTTGGATAATTATAAAATCGAAGGGACAGTAAACCTGGATGCTAATCCTTGTTTCGGTAATCCAGACACTTTTCCAAACTTCCAAGAAAAACTAGAAGAGTTTAAATCTCTACTCGAAAGTCTTGTTGTTAATAATGAATCTAAGACTTTCTACAAGTTTGGTGATGGAGATTATTTTTTCCTCAAAAAACAGGGAGTTGGTAGTGCCTCTCCTGGTCGTAGAGCACTGAGTAAAGGATATGATGATATTGGGCACGAAGACTTCGTAGAAGGTGCCAAATTGTGTGATTACTATACTTGTGAAATCTACCCAGAGAATATCTCAAAGTTTAACGAAGTTATCCATGATACTGCCATTGATTTTCCTGCAGAGTATGGATATGGACTCGTTGCCAATAAATGGATTCTTCAAACCTTTGCTGGTAAGATTGGATTGATTGGTGCTGATAGTAAACTCAATATCATTGAGAACGTTATAGAATCTCCACAATACCAAGAGTATCTTGGAATTGAAAAGTTTGAAGATTATATTTCTCTTCCACAGCGTTTTGCTTGTGATGATCTTGACGCAACTGAGAGAATGGTTGGTGAACAACTTAAGAACTCAACTTCTAAGATCTTTCTAATGGGTATGGGTCATGTTAAGTCTGGTTTGATCCATCGCCTTAAAAAGTATACCGATGCGGTGTTCCTTGATGTTGGATCATCAATTGATGCTCTTGCGGGTATTATTGATGTTAATCGCCCCTTCTTTGGTGATTGGACTAACTACCAGATTGATGACCAAGAACTTTATACTGGAGTTGATTATCTAGCATACGAAAAGCAAGGAAAGCATATTTTACTTGAACGAAATGATTGAAGAATTCTACGAACAAAATCTTTCTTGGAATGAGCGTATTTCATCAGTTATTGATAAACATCACTCGCACCTAGATTCGAACATCCTTCAAAGAAATCCACCTCTTTCCTTCCGTGAGGATGGTAAGGTGGATATTGATATTATGTATCCGCCTGAATTAGAACTGAGGGAGGATTCTTCTCCCTATGATGAATATTATAAGTGTATTCAAAAGACATTTTCTATGGATGAAATACACACCTTTTGTGATGTCGGATGTTCTACTGGTCATTTAGTATACAATATGCTAAACTATACGGATGCTTGTGGTATCGAATACTTTCAATACCAAAAAGATAATGCCGACCAAAAGATACAAGAATGCATTAATATTTTAGATATACGTGATCCAATTGCAGATGATGTGAAGTTTGACTTAGTTAACTGCACAGAAGTTGCCGAGCACGTAGATCCTAAGTTTTTGGATGTATTCCTCGATAATCTTAAAAAACTTACAGGTAAATATCTAATTTTGACCTGGAGCAGTACATACCCACCCGTTGATGCTCCACCACAACATATTAGCCCTCTTTATCCACATGATGTTGAAAAACTAATGAACGCCTGGGGTTTTGAACTTGATAGAGAAAAAACTGATAAGTTTCTAAATGAGTCTAATATGTATAGTAAGTTTTATTTTTGGTGGCGTGAGAGTTTAACCATTTGGAGAGTAAAATGAAAGTAATGATCGTTGGGCACGGATATGTTGGATCTGCCGTTGCTTCTATTTTTACCGATGAAGAGAAGGTAATTATTGATCCAAAACTGAGTGATGATATCGTTCCTAATCATGCTGGTGAAAAGTTTGATGCCGTTTTTGTTTGTGTAGATACTCCAAAAGGAAACAATCATGGTCTCTTGGATATGATCTTGGAGCAGGTGAATACCCACATTGGAAACAACACTCCAGTTTGCTGTAAGTCAACTTCAACGCCAGACTATTATTATTCTGCTCAACAGAAGTATACTAATATCCGTGTTCTTCACAGTCCTGAATATCTAGACTCTCGCCATAACATTGAAAAGTTCCAAAATCAAAACTTCTGTATTATTGGTGGGGAAACTGAAGCAGCAAGAACTGTTGCCGATATCTTTATTGATCGTCTAGAAAAACTTGAGAACGAAAGAGTTGGTATTACTGATATTCGCTCTGCTGCTTTGATTAAGTATGCTGAAAACTTCTTCTTGGCAACCAAGGTTTCTATCTATAATGAACTCTATAAAGCACACCAGAAAATTGGATGTGAGTCTACCTTTGATGAGTTCCGTATGATTGCTGGTATGGATGAACGTATTGGCACATCTCATACTCAGGTTCCTGGATGGGATGGTAAGTTTGGTTGGGGTGGGCATTGTTTTATTAAGGACAATTATGAGTTTGAAAAGTTCTCCGGTAGTCCTCTTGTTAAGTTCATCAACGAACTGAATGAAACTCATCGCACCTGGGAAGAATGATCAACGTTCATAAACTAGGAACACTGGGCAATAATATGTGGCAGTATGCCGTTGCCCGTGTAATTGCCGAAGAGAATAATCTCAAATTGAATTGCTACTCAATTCCTGGATTTCCAAATACAGAACAAGTTGTTGATGGAAATGAGCACGATAGTCCTGCTGTAAGAATTGAAGGGCACTCCTTTGACATTAATTCTCTGACAAACAGTAGAGTTGAGATGGCAGGATATGTTCAGCGATATGAATATATCCGTGAACACAAAGAGAAAGTAAAAGAATGGTTTCAGTTGAATGTAGAGTCTCCTATCAAGGTTCTACCAACTGATTTTGTGGTTTCTATTCGTAGGGGTTGGAACGGATATCCCACAGATCTATGTCCACCCAAAGACTATTTTCTACAAGTGTTTGATCATGTTGAATATGATCGTATAATTTTATGTACTGATTCTTTTGATGATCCATTTTTTGATTTTATGGATGATCTTAATGTGAAAGTTGTTAAAGCACAATATTCACCATTAGAACAATTTGCCTTGATCAAGTCGGCAAATAAGATTCTTTTGACCTCTTCTACATACTGTTGGTGGGCAGCATTTCTTTCTAACGCTGAGGAGATTTATTATCCTTGGAGAGCAGACCTAGTTACAACAGATAATGGTGTGGATTGGTTTGTAGACGATGAGGATCGTTACATTGTAATTAGAGAAGACTAAATGAAACTTGTAACTGGCGGCAATGGGTTTATTGGTAGTAACATTACTGCCGATGTTAGAGTTTGTAGAAGTGAATGTGATCTGACTGATTATCGTTCAGTAGTTCAAACTTTAGAAAAGTATTCCCCAACAACAGTCATTCATACTGCTGCTAAGCATGGATCTGCCGTTGAGATGCTGAAAGGTCACACTCAGTATATTGAAAACAATGTGTTGAGTGATATGAATATCATCAAGGCTTGTAGAGAAGTAGGTGTAGAAAATCTACTTATGCTTTCTACAATTACTTCGTTTGATCCCAATCATCCTTCACCATTTACTGAAGAGTCGATTTATGGTGAAGTGAATGAAAAGATCTTTGGATATGCTTACTCTAAGAAGATCTGTGTTGGTCTTTGTAAGGCATATCAATTAGATTATGGACTGAATTATAAATCAATCTATCTTGGAAATACCTACGGTCCTCATGGTAAATTCCATCAAGACGGAACTGTGATACATAACTTGATCTATCGTTTTCATAAAGCAATCAAAGAGAACATTGATGTTCTTCTTTATGGGAATGGTAAAGTTTTTAGAAACTACTTGTATGTTGAGGATTTGAATGCTATTATAGACTTGATCCTCCCTAACAAGGAAGTCAAAGATCCAATCATTGTTTCTTCTGCCAAGCAGATATCAATCATTGATATTGTAGAAGTTATCAAAGAGTGCCTAGATTTCAAAAACAAAGTTGTATTTGACTCAAGCACAATGATTGGTGATCAAGTAAAGGTTGTCGATAACACCAAACTCATCGATGTGATTGGTGATTTCAAATTTACATCACTCAAAGAAGGCATTAAGAAAACAATAGACTGGTATCAAAAGAATGATTTCGTTTAATAATCTTGGTAATCTTGGCAGACTTGCCAATCAAATGTTCCAATATGCTTCATTGAAGGGTATTGCCAGACATCGTGGATATGACTTTGTAATCCCACCAAAGGATTTCTTTGGTGCTCAGGACTATAACGTTAAGAACTCTGACGTAACACTGTATGATGTTTTCAATATTGAGAATAGAAATACTGTTGCCGTAGTTCAAAATCCAGTTCTCCAAGAAAGGTATCATACTTTTGATAAGGAACTCTTTGAGAACTGCCCAGATAAGGTTGATCTCTTTGGATACTTTCAAACGGAAAAATACTTCAAGCACATTGAAGATGAGATCCGTGAGGACTTCTTGTTTAAGTCTGATGTAATCAAAGATTGTAGAGAAGCATATAAAGAAAACCTGGGAGATACTGAAGTTATCTCTCTTCATATTCGCCGTGGTGATTATGTTTTAAATGATAATCATCCCATTCAGTCTATTGAATACTATCAACGTGCACTTGAGAAATTACCAAGTGATATTCCTGTTCTTGTATTCTCGGACGATACTGAGTGGTGTAAGGCGCATGAGTTCTTCCGTCCAGATCAGTTCTTCATTATGGAAGGTAACGGAACTGAAGTTGATATGTGTATGATGACTCTTGCTTCATATCATATTATTGCCAATTCCTCATTCTCTTGGTGGGGTGCCTGGTTGGCAAAGAGCAAGCATGTGATTGCTCCTAAAAACTGGTTTGGTGGTGACTGTGTAAATAAAGATGTAACGGATATGGAATTTAACACTGGTAACTGGAGTTGGTTATGATTGATGATTGGGCATGTCTTACGACACAAGACGTTACTCCTTATGCTGAAATTTGTAATGAAGCAGTAGAGAGTGATGAAGTTTTTACAAAGTTTAAACAAGATCCAAGATATACGGCAATCCTAGAACACGTTTCACCTGAGCACGGGCAAAGGTATTTTGATGGCATTGCTCAGTATGAACTGGACGAAGAAATTATTGAACAGTTTAAGGAAAATGATAAACTGGGTGGTTCTCGTGTAGTTGATTATGGAGAACCTTTTGGACTTGTTTCTCCATCAACTCTTCGGTATGTTCAAAACACCCTTGATATTGGTCACTTTGTTGGTGAAGGGGATATTAATAAAATCGTAGAGATTGGTGGTGGTTATGGTGGTCTTTGCAAGAGTATCAGTTGCCTTTGTGATTTTGATGAGTATCACATCTATGATGTAGAACCGGCATCAAGACTTCAAAAGAAGTATCTTTCTAACTTTGATGTTGGTGAGAAAGTATCTTTTCATTCTTCTGTGGATCTTATTGAAGATGTAGATCTTGTGATTAGTAATTATGCATACTCTGAGCTCAATTTGGATCTACAAAACGCATACTATGAGAACGTAATCAAAAATGCGAAGAGAGTTTATATGATTCTCAATCGTGGTGAGGTAAGTAGAGAAGTTCTACTTGAAAGGGCAAAAGAAGATTTTGAAGTAACTGTAGAGAAAGTTCTGGACTTTTGGCCACCTAATGGATACTTG